TTGGCTCACTCCTATAATTCCGTTCTTAGCGTCGCCAATCGTAAAGGGATAGCCAAAGGTCGCACCGCTTGAAAAGTCGAAAGATACCGAGATATTTGCTGGCAGCGCCATAGTTATCGCCCAGTTCTGTTAACTGATGATCCGATGCCTGAAAGAGAACTGTTTTGTAGTGATGAGGCTACTGCTTTGCCATCAATCTGGACTGTAACCTGAATAGGGCCAGTTAGGTTAGAGGCTTCTTCTGCACGTCTAAAGTCTCCCGGGTTAGTTCTTGGGAATGGTGTGTTGCTCACATTTGTAACGGGTAAGTAAGGCCCCGGGCCAAATTGAGAGCCTTGCGAGCCTGTTACCGGCGCTGCAACTACTGGCGCTTTTATTGGCGCATTGAGTACTGCCGCTGCTTTGCCAGCAAGCATGTTTAGATAATCTTCTAAATAAGCAAAAGGATTGCGAGCGTCCGGTAGAGTTGACCAGAGCTTGTAAAGGTTGCCGGTTGCATCTTGTGACATAAGAATTTGCTTAGTAAGCGCAGTTGCTACTACCTCATTGTTATTAAGCAAGGCAAGTTGAGCCTTGAGGCGTAATTCATCTTGCTTAGATAAATTGCCCTGCAATGCAGCAATAATCTGAATCTGCTCTTGGTCAAAGATTGTGCCAGCCTTCTTGAGGGCGGCTTGCTTCTTCTGCTCGGCTGTGAGTTTCTTTTGATTTGCTAAAGATTGCTTGAGCAGCTTTGCTTGTAGGTCTGCTTGCTTTTTGGCTTCTCTAGCTGCCTTCTCGTCTAGCTTGTATCCGGAAACTGCATTGTTTAAAGGATTAAAAGGTTTGAGTCCAGCCATCTGCTGCGCAGAGGTAAAGGCATTTAGCGCCTTAGTGAACTCATCTCCACCCTTAAAAATGTTCTTAGGGTTAAATGCGTAGGCAGTAATGAAAGCAAATTTCTCAAATTCGTCGATTGCATTGACTGTGCTTTGAGCCAGTTTGTCAATCTTAGTTACCAGACCTTCAACGCCATTAGACCCGCTGGCTGTGACTAGGGCATCTACTAGACCACCACCCACAGTTTCGGCAAAGTTGCCAGTTGCGATAGATATTGCTTCCATCTTTCCGGCTGCTGTGTTGAGGTAAGCGTCATTTGCTCCCTCAAAGGTTTTGTTAATCTTGGCTTGGATTTCCTCAAAAGACATAGAGGCAAGCTGTGCCTTAGTAAGTCCTAGGTAGTACTTCTGTAAGCCTCTGGTATTGCCTGTGTAGGCTCGTGAAAGGTCATTAGCTACTGTGGTTAGGTCATAGCCTGAACCGCGTGAGGCTTCGATAGCAGTAGTAAGTAACTTCTGTGCCTCTGTCACCGATCCTGTTGTAGTAAGCAAAGACTGGAAGGCCGGGCGTAGAACGTCATCGGCAATAGAAGCCGACTTCTCTAGATCGGCAATAAAACTATCGACGTTAGCCTGTTCAAAAGAAAGCCCTAAATTTCTGACCGCGTTAGATAGTCGTGCTGCTGCCTTGGCATCTTCATTAAATGCTCGGACTGCTGCTCTACTGAACGCAGTTACCGCAACTGTGCTAAGAGATATGCCTAAAGCGCGGCCTAATTTAGAAGTGCTTTTCTGAAGTTTATTGACTGCCTTGTCAGCTTTGTTGAGTCCTGCCGCATCGAAGATGGTGGCAATGCGTACTGCTAAATCGGTCTGCTGCGCCATTATGCACCCCTTGACTTAAATAGTCTGCCGCCACCGGCTTCTTTAATGTCTACAATTCTCATGTTGGCTTTGTTAAACGCTCGCATTACTGCTGCCGTTGTCCTACCATTATCTTCCGCCCACGCTCTAAATAGTAAGCGGCCCTTAGTCTTACGAGTTCTACGACCCGGTGAGTTGCTGCGCTGCGAATCAACCAATGGCGGCATGGCATCAATAAATTGCTTACCCGCTCTAGGGTTAGCACTATTTGAGATGTCCTTGCCTGACTCCCATGCTGGCAAATACTGCCCATTGCGATAAGCAGTTACACGCTTTGCAGGTGGCTGTCCTTCAGGGTTTTTGCGTCCTGCTGTCTCGTAGATTGCTCCGGCTGCTGACTTGTTATAGATTGCAGCTAGGGTTCTAAAGCCTCGCTTGTTAGGACGTGAAGGTGCTGCGCTGTAAGTAATGCCGCGTCGGATTGTGGCAGAGTTAAATGCTCGATACTGCCAGTCTCCTACTTCATTACCCCAGCCACTTAGAGGTGACTCTGATGGCACGAAGCCGCGAGCCCTGTTTGTTAATGAGCGCAAATGTCCAGAGATTTCTTTTTGAACGTCTTTAGCAAAGTTTGGAGAATATTCCTTCAAGGCTTTACGAAGTTCAAGAGCGCCGCTTACTTCTGCTGGCATCATTTCTCTCTTTCGCTATATCCTTCAGGACTTCTACATGTGCCTTAAACGCTACTGCTGGTAGTTCTATAAGAGTTTGGAAAGGAACTCCATACTCGTAACTCAAGCGAGCTGCGAGATAGGTGAGGGAGTTCCGATCTACCCTAAAGGGTCAGACTCTAAGACCTCAACTGACTTGAGAGTCTCGAGAAATTGTTCCCCGAAAGGTTTGACTGTTTCACCCGAACGTCTAATTGCTTCCCAGCAGAGCCAGTAAACATCTGACTGCTTCTGGTCTTCGATAAGAGCTTTGTGAAAGCCCTTCTTGGCGTATTGTTCAAAGCTATATTCAAGCACCGGAGTTATCTCAAAATCCTGTACTTGTCCATCAGCCCTTGTTACTTTGAGTTTTGCCATTGTTAGCCCCTTAGTTAGTTATTATGGTGTGGTTGTGATTACGATTGTACCGGATACGTTCCAAGTTACGCTCTGTGTTGAAATGTCTCCAACTGCACCATTTACAGGTGTTGTGTTGTTGACCAAGCATGTCATTGTGTACAGAGGGTTTGTCGCGGATACTGTTGTGTTGAGCTGCTTAACTGTAACTACGGTGTTTGTGCCCCATGTTGAGTTAAGTGTCTGAAGTGTCTTTGATGTTGCTTCATCGTTAAAGAAGTCAATTGTGATAGATGATGCTTCAAGACCCTTGACAAACTTGTGTCCTGAATCGCCCATTGCTGTAACTTCAAGCTCATCGAATGAGCGGTTGATTGTTACAGATGAGACAAGGTTTGAGAGATCAACCGCGTTAACAGTTAGAGCCACTCCATTGCTTAGATAAACTGCCATTTGGTTATTCCTCTTCCTTCTTAGTTGTTGTTTTTGTTTCTGCCTTAGCCGCTACCTGACCGATTTTAATCAGGAAGGCTTCGTTTTCTTTTTCCCATTGTGCCAAATCGGTCACGATTAGCTCCATTCCGTTAGGGTACTGATTGCAATGTCGCAGACCAGTAAATCTCCAGAAGCGATTGACAGGACGCTTGGCGCGCTGACGCTTCCTACGTTAAACACGATGCTTGAGGCATCAAGTAATTGAAAGACTCTTACTATGTCATCTTCGATACCGGCAAGGTTCCCGGCGTTGTCCAAAAGCGGCACGAGAATCTGTAAGCGAAAGTTAGCCAAGGGAGCCACAGATGTGCGGTCATTATTGGTAGGGGTAATGTACGGATCCGCTGGGGTAAGGATTAAACTATTCGCCACGGGTGTTGCCGGTGGAAACGCGTAAACACTATACTTAGTGTTATCCGTTAGAGCGCTCGCAATGCTGCTTCGAAGTGTGGTTATCGCTGGCATTAGCCCACCATAGAGTTAGGGCTTAAATATGGTGCAATTAAGCCGCGAACGCGAGATATAAGCTGCGAAGACATTGAGTAAAGGTTGCCCATAGATCCATCTGGGTTCATGCCCGAACCGGAGTTAGTCTGTCGCGCTGTCCAGATAGATACGCAGATCATGAGACTGGCTTCTTGAATGGCCGGGATAGTTGTGTAATCGACGTAAGTGTCTGCTGCAACTTGGCCATAAGGATTGATTGGGTGATAGGCGTTATCGGTGGTGTGATTGGTGGTTACAGTAATGCTGTTTTTTGTAACGCTAGTAATACTTTTAGTGCCATTGTATCTTGAACCGGATTTAGTAATGACTACTGATTGCCCGACATAAAATACATCTTCAACATTTTCGTTAAAGTAAAGAGTGCCTACTGTACCGACATTGCTGTGAGCCACAGTCGGAGTCGTGTTAGTCCATAGAAAAGGCAATAAAACATCATCTCCAGCATCGCAGACGGACTGGATTACAGCGTCAGAATATAAACTTCCAACGCCAAGTGCCGCTTTAAGCTCTGCAACTGTAGTGATGCTCATTATTATCCTTTCTAAAGACTTGGCGGGCTACAAGGGCTCCGGTAACCCGCCAAGCGACTTAGGGTGTTTCGATTAAGAAACTTGTACTGCGCGGAACGCTGCTGGGTAGCGGTTAACTACTGCGACGTATCCGTAGATGCCAATCTCAAGCTGACCATTGGCTACGATGTTTGTGCGGATTTGAAGTGTTCCGGACTCGTGGAATCGCATTGCCATTGTTGGGTAAACAAGACCAACCTTGATGTTTGATGTTCC